AGCACGCACAACATACATTTGTGCGCACACCCACTAATAAAGCGGTTAACCTGCTTTTAATACGGCAGTACAGTTTACCGTATCCAAGCTTCAAGTTGTCCAGCATTGCGTAGTTACCGCGTGCTAATGACTGATAGGTTTGTGTAACAGAGCCTAAGTCCGTACCCATCTTGTTCGCATTGTCGCTCATGTCCTTCATGGCAGTGTCTGCCATGCTGGCGGCCTGTTTTGTATTGCCGCCAGTGGAATGCACAAGAGACGCCGCAAAGCTATTGACGTTCTCCATGTAGTCGTTAGCTGACATCCCGGCTGTACGGAATGCTTTCCGGGCATTGGCTTCTACAACCGGCGCAGACTTCTTAAAAAGCGTTTCAACGCCGCCTATGGACTGCTGCAGCTTTCCGCCTTGATTGATTGCCGTGGATATGCCTTTTGCAACGGCGGCCCCAATGGCAAGCCCGCCAACAGTCTTTAATAGCGTAGCCTTCAACCCGCCGCCGATTTTCTTTCCGGAATCTTTTCCGGTTTTTTCACTCGCCGGTCCGAACTCTTCTCCAAGGCCCTTACTCAGCTGTGAGCCAATCCCGCGCGTTGTCGGAATGATCTGCACGTATGCCTGCGCTACGTCCGGCATCTCCGTCACCTCCTCCACTTAATATTTTTTCTCTGGCCATTTCATATTCCTCGCCGCTGGAAAACGCCATGTTGCTCGAAATCTTGACGCTCTGGCCAGAAATGAGCTGTTCCAGAATTGAATCTGGCATCCTCCCGGCATCTGCTCCGAACATCTGAATGACGATCCACTGTAGCACTGTCAGCCGGTCCGCGATTGCCGCCAGCATCAAAGTGTTTAGATCGTATTTAATGCCAGATATTTTTTTATTTATCCTTGCATCTTCCTTTAATCCTGCCGCAAGTGTGGCAAGCATGCGGACCGGGACTGCGTGAATGTCGTAAATGCGATATGTTTCTGCCAGATCACACAGCAGTGCATCCGGATCCGCCGCAAGCATCGACGCAAGGATTAACAGTTTTTTAAGCCGGTGTCCTCCGCCTCGTTCGCAATGTCGAAAATCTCCGTCAGGATCTCACTAGCCTTTGTCGCCCGGACGCGTCCTGTTTCCGGATCGCGCACAAATTCATACAGTTCTTTCTTCTGATCGGCGCCAAGAAGCCGTTCAAAGATTTCAGGCACTGCGGAAAGGTCGTCGTTCCTGCTAAAATCTTTCAGGGCTTCCAGCAGCTCCATATCATCAATGGCCGCGTCTTCAATTGTGAATTTGAAGCCTTCTTTAGTCTCTCCCGTAATCATTTAATTCCTCCCGCTTATACTGTTGGCTTCACGTAATAGTCTTTGTGGCTGGAATTTCCGACATACAGCGCCTGCATAGTCGTCTCAAGCCCTGCCAGGTCTTCCAACTTGTAATTCACGTCACCCAGCTCTGTAATTTTCGCTTTCGGAATTACCGTTCTTTTCAGGATTCCGCCATGCATTACCATCTCGAACACCCAGGACAGTTCTTCCGGCTCGCTGTTGGTGTGGTCAACAGTCATCCCGGCGGTCAAATCTCCGGTCACGTTTTTTGTTCCGTACGCTGCTTTCAACGCGTTCACATTCAAAATTTCAATCATTTTGAATTTCACTGTGTCCTTCTTCTCGGTCTGCTGCGTTCCGACAATGGATCCGCCCCATTCCTTAAAATCCTGGCTTTCGCGGGACTCGGAAAAAGTTACTCCATCCTCCGAAATATACCCAACAGAAAGAAATGCCTCGTCGAGTGGCGTCTTCGCGTCAGTTGGCAGAGCTGTGCCGACCGGCGCATAAAAAACGGCGCCGCCAACTTTCGGCGCGCCAGTGCTTACGTTATCCGCTGATACGTTTGTAGCCATGTTTAGCCCTCCTCATAATATTTAATTTCAAATACCGCCTGATACCGGTATTTTTTTGTGGTTGTGTCCGTGAAATTGTAATCAGAATTAAGTTTGACCCCGCTTACGTCCGCGTTATTCCAGCCAAAGGATGCAAGCGCGTCTTTCACAAGCTCATTCAGAGCTGCCGCCGCGTACATGCTACCGGCGTATGACTTTATGGCGAACGTCGCCCGGTTGACATGATCGGTTCCGCCGCCGCCTGTGCGCTCCAGCAAAACGAATGTATCCGGCGGATTCTCCGGAAGCTCTAAATACACCGGGGCAGACAGCTCTTTGGCAAGATAATTCCGCAATGTAACTTCTATCACTCCGTCACCTCTCCAAGCGCTTTCAGAAGGCGGTTGTGCTTCAACTCGCTGTAATATGCTTTCGGGCTGTCAGTTTTTACCACTGATCCGATACGCTCCGGGAAAACGGCGCTTTCGGTTGTATATCCTTCTCCGCAAATCCCCGCAATCTGTTCTGCCTTCTGTCGGCACATGTCTGTAATTTCCGGCGCCTTCAGAAGATCGCGAACGCCGGACCGATTCAGCTTGATTTTTATCCTGCTTCTACTCACAACGCTCCACCATCACTTTCAAATTCCACTTGCCCGGAATCATGTTGTCTATTCCTTTCAGTGGGATGCCAAAACTCCGCCAGGTATCGCCGAAAAACTCGATTTTTGCGTTCTCCCAGTTGTGAGAGTCGCTTTTTGGAATTCCAAGCGTGTATATAGCTTTCCGCCCATACAAGGACGTGCTGTTTACCACATCGTCCGCGCTCGCAGGATAAACAAGGACATTTTCAACGGTCTCTGCATCTTCCTCAAAAACTGGCGCGCCAAACGGATCTGTACCTGTCTGCTTTTTCACGTAGATTTTTACCTGGATTCCTTTAATCATCAGTCAGATCCTCCAACGGGCTTCTTGCGCCGATTCTCTCGCCAACTCCGAGAAGTTTCTTTTCGAGTTTTGAAAGATACAGTTCGCCAGAACCGCCACCCGCATATTGCCATGACTGTGAATAACCAAGGGCTGACATACTGCCCTGCGTCGCTCCGATCGGGAACGTGCTGTCGCTGTCGCCGTCTCCCAGCGCCCGGCGTACCATGCGGCAGGATACAAGTTTTTTTCTGCCAATGGCTGCACCCGCGCCGTATGCGTCAATAATTACGTCAGCCTCTTCCAGCATCTTCTGGCAAAGATTCCGCTCATCGGCTGATAGCGTCCGGAATCCAGCTTCTACTTCTGCGACTTCTGCGTACATGCTTTTTTCACCCGCCCTGTTGCCTTTTTCGCTGGTGCTTTTTTCACCGGTTTTTCTTTTTCTTCCGGGACGTCTGCCGGCGAAAATAAAATGGAGTCTAACGCATTGTCAGACTCCACGATTGTCCCGGTCGGATTATACCGATACCGCATTAGGCTCCGGCTTTCACGATTTTTGCAAATGCAGCCATGTCCATGATGCCGATTCCGTAAACGATTTCTGCCCGGATTGCCACCTGGTTAGCTCTCTGCAGATCGCCAAGGCCGTCCGGATCGCCGTATTCAATCAGATGTGCGGCGATGTCTCTCTGGACGCCCCAGCGGATCGCATCGAACTGGCCGACGATGCCCAGAAGATTTGTCGCGGTTTTTGCTTCCGGCGCGGATACCGTGCTGGAAACCGCGGCGTCCATTCCTTCAAATGCGGTTACATTCTGGCCATAGCCTAATTCCGGATACAGTCGGCGTCCGGTGGTGTCCCGCATGGTTGCAAGACCGAAGGACAGGGTAGGATCCATTGCAATTCCCGTTGGAGTGTATCCCGCAGAGATAACAAGCCCTGCAGCCGCTTCAACCGCCGCGTCGTATTTGGTGCCGCTCAAAGTTGTTGACTGTGTTGCGTCAATTACGCCCTCGGTCACAAGGCTGGACACTGTTCCGGTCAGCGGATTGATTTTGTGAATGGTTACAAGATCCAGCGCGCGGGCAAGCGCAATCCCTGCGTTTTCTGCCAGATCCTGCAGAACGCCGATCTGCGCGTCCTCGTCAGCCCACATAACTTCCTGCGAGAACCGCATGGTTGTCTGCACTTTGATCGGGCTTACCGTTTTGGTTGTGTACGCGGTAGGTGTAGGCGCTTTGTTGGCTCCTTCTCCAACAACCTCCGCTTTCGGCGCGCTGGTCAGAACCATAACGGTCTGTTTGCCGAACTTCTGCGGCATTGCTCCGGACAGCTGTGCGATGGTAGAGCCTTTCTGCGCTTTTTTGAAAATACCTTCGGACATCTCCGCCGGAAGGTTAAAGTCTGTAGTGATTAAAGCTGACATATACTATTTCCTCCACTTTTATCTGCCGAAAAACTCTTTTGCGAATTCCCTCATGTATTCCGGGCTTCCGCCAGCCTTCGGCTTTACTTTTGTTTCTGTTTTTTTGATGCTGGGATACTCAGGTTTTGCGAATTTAAGAATTTCTTCCGCCTGCTGCTTACAAGCGTCCTCATCCTCTCCTGTCAGAAGTGTGGCCGGAACTCCGGTCTCTTCTGAAACCTTGGATCGGATCCCGCGCAATTCATCCGCGCGTTTTAACTGATTCAGTTCGGCCTCGAGTTTTTCACTCTTTTCGGTGGCTTTCTGCAGTTCGGATTTTTCAGCCTCCTTCTGCTTGTCAAACTCTGCCGCCTTTGTTTTCAGTTCTTCATAATCCGCATATTTTTTGAATTCCCGCGCTAACCGTCCCTCCACGATGGAGTCTACCTGCTCCTGTGTGAACGTCTTTGTTTCCTGCTCTGCCCCTGCAGTCGGGTTGTTTCCGTTTGCTTCTGCTCCTGTTGCTTCTGCTGCCATTTCTTTTTCCCTCCAATGAGTGCATTTTTTATCCGCGTTTAAGGCACGCGTTGCCAATAAAAAAACGGCTACCGTTAAGTAGTCGCTTCTTTCGCTTCTTTTCTTGCGGCATAGGCCGCCCGCTTCTGCGCGTTTATTTTGTTTTTGTTCTCTGCGTAGTCGATCCGCCGCAAGGAATTTATTTTATCCTTCGAGTCAATTCCGTCAGCGCTATAGTATTTGTCAAGCAGTTCATCCGGATCATAGCCAGCCACATCCAAATTCCGGTTGAACCGGATACAAAAATTACAATCGCAATTTGCATGTATGTGCTGCGCATGGTCTCCCTTGATCTGGCTGGAAGATGCCTGCTGCCACCCGCGGGATGCCAGCGTCAGGCAAAACGCACATGTGTCTCCCGACGGGATCCACGCCCACATAGCATTGTCACGCTTTGCGTTTTTTATCATTGTGTCCGCACCGGCCTGCTTTACCAGACGTTCCACGGCTCCGCCTACGTATTCCGGCAAGGATGATTTTTTCATTGCCCCGCCGATTGCCGAACCGGCTTCTGACGGAGTGGCCGTTGCGGCTGTTTCAGCCGCCGGTACTGTGACTTTTTGCAATTTTGCGATTAGGTCATACATCTCTGCCGCAAGTGCAGCGGATCCTTCACCGTATTTCGTGGCAAGGGCATAGCCGTATTCAATCACCGCTTGCGCATCATCAAGGCCGTGCTTGTTGATGTATTCCACCATCTTGTCAGATGCTGTTTTGTTGCACTTGCGCATCTTGTCGATGTATGACTGCCATAATGACTTAGAGATCTCCATCAGTTCACCGCGCTTTCCGCCGCGTCGAGCTGTTTTATAATTTCTTTTTCGTCTTCCGAAAGCTCAAAAACTTCCGCTTTCTTTTCTGCGGCTTTCTCTGCTGCCGCTTTTTCTGCTGCCGCTTTTTCTGCTGCCGCTTTTTCTGCTGCCGCTTTTGATGAAATCAAAAAACCACTGCCAAAAATTGCTTTTTTGCTTCTCTTTTGCGCGTCAAGCTGCCGGATAAAGCGCGCGCTTTTCCGCCC